CGTGGTACTGGAGCGCGATCAGCGGGATGGCCAGTCCGGGGTTGCGGCAGAACCAGAACTGGAGCGGGATGTACAGCGTGCGGGCCGGAGTGCCGGCGCGGGGGGCGCACGTGTTCGTCAGCTCCGAGCCAGCGCAGGACGCATCCAGCGCATAGCCGCGACGGTCCTTCATCAGCACAAGGTCGTGCGTGTTGCCGATCATGTCGTTGAGCGCCTCGATCGTGCCTTGGTCCTGAGACAGCTGCGTCCAGATCTGCATCCAGTCGCCATACTGGCGGTCGATGCGCTGGCCGCCAATCTCGAGCTCCACCGTCTTGACGAGGCGGTGGCCGATGAAGTTGAGCCAGCGGAAGCGGTTCAGCTGGGTGACCGACGCAAAGTCCACCGACGGGAGAACCACCTGGAGGTACGTGCGGTACATCAGGTCCGCGTTACGGTTGATGACGGCCGTCACGCGCTTGTTGAAGTCGGCCTGGCCGTTGAACGTCACCTCAATGGACTCCATCGCGAAGTTGGTATGACGCTTGTACAGGACCTTCCAGAACGTGATCTGGGGGGAGCCCGAGATGTAGATATCCTGCGCACCATAGCTGACGAGCTGAAGAAGACCACCACCCATATTGATTGTTTGATAGAGCGCAATATTATTTTTGCCGGCGAGGGCGACGCGCCAATGTCCAACGGTGTTGCGTTGGAGGTTGGGGTGTTTCTAAGTTGTTTAGTATGTCTTGGATCTGCGGCTACGGCGACGGCGGCGGCTACGACGACCACCCTGCCGACCTTGCACTTTCCCAAACACGTCCCGAACAGGCGCACCTTGTCCAGCAGGGACAGGGTTCAGCTTCTTCTTCTGATTCTCGAGGTCTTGTGCATCGGTTGCAGGGGGCAGGTCGCCTCCACGCCCTTTCCGAGTGTATCTACGCATTGCTTCTAGCAAAGATTTTACGCCTTGGAGAGGAGGTGAGCCTTCTTGGCACGGGCACGGAGCGTCGCCTTGCGGCCGCTGGACTTGAGGCCGTGCGACTTGAGGACGCGCTTGAGGGCCTTGGCGGACGGGCCCTTGCGGGTGCGGCGGCGACCACCAGTCGTGCTAGCACTAACGGGGGCAGGGGACATGGTGGACGGCATTTTGTTTTAAGGGTGAGACAAACTTTCAGGATGAACGCGAAAAGGAAAAAATGGAGCCTGTGTCTATTGGACTTCTTGTTGGGTTTTTCGTTGTCGGCATCTTTGGGATCTATGGATGTCTCGTGAGAAAGCGAGGGGGGATGGCGAAGGCGCCGTCCTCTGAGAATCTAGCAGATATGGTGTCAGAGGATCCTGAGGCAGTTAACTAAATTATCCACTCTTAGACTAATGGCGTCCAACTTGACGGCAGCAGTTGGTAATATAGGAAACGCTACAACGGGCGCACTTGAAGTGTCGACACGAGCGGTTGACCAAAGTGTCAAGCTCGTTGGCACTGCGGTCAATCAAGGAGGTGCCGTTGCGACAGCCGCTCTTGAGGGTGCGGGTGCCGTCGCCTCATCTGCGGTCAAGAATACGTCCGAAGTTGCAACCGCATCTCTCACAGCTGCAAAGGATATCAGCAAGACAGGACTGAAGACGACAACCGCTGTCGTAGCAAGTGCAGGAGAGATCACCACTGCAGCCGCAAAGACCACTGCAGATGTTGCGACCGTCTCATTGGGCACAGTCGGTGCGGTTGCAAAGGATGCAAACAAGACCGTTCAGCTGAGTAGCCGTCTTGCGACAGGTCTCACGAACAACGTTCTGGAAGGCATTACGAACATGAACCAGATTCTCGGGGGTGCGGGCGAGAATCAGGTCCTTGCGATACGGAATACGCAGGAGTCCGCAAAGGCGGTCCTGACAAGCGGGATTGGCACGACTGCGGCGACAAAGCAGAAGCTAGATCTCGAGTTCGGCAAGTTTGTCACGAACATGAAGGGGTCCGTCCAGCAGCTCGCCAAACTACAGGCAGCTAGCATTGAGTCGGTTCGTGTCTTTATCGTGAAGTTCTACTGCACCGGGATGTTCGCCCGTATGTTCCGCACGCAATGCCCTCCTCAGGCACAGACGGACGCAGCAAAGGCAGACATGTCCAAATACGCACGGCAGATGCAGGTGGTGTCGGGAACTCTGATGGCGAGCTTTGACAAGCTTGCGCTGGATGCACAGGCAAAAATAAAGTTGATTCCCATCACGGACACGCAGGTGATCCTGACCTCTTACAAGGCGATCTTTGATGAGTATTGTGCTAAGGTTGCTGCTGCAATGGAGACATATACTGCGACGACAAACGCTATTCTCGAGAAGCACAACGTTCTATTGAACAAGGTGACGGCAGACGAGGTTGGTGGACGTCGTCGCAAGCGCACACGCCGGACCCGCCGGCGTCGGTCTACTCTAAGAGGAGCTTCGGCGTGATGGCGAAGGCGCCGTCCTCTGAGAATCTAGCAGATATGGTTCCTCAGGAGGACCCTACTCATCAGGAAAGTTAATGTGATTTGATTACAATGTGCTACAGCACGGAGTCAAGTTTGTACACCTCTGCGGTGTCGTTTGTTGCCATTGTCTACTTGCTGAGTTCAGGAATACCCCACTTTCAATGGCTAGGCGTGTCTCTGACTGGGTGGTGCGCGATGCAGTTTGCAGAATTCCTCCTGTGGTCGGAGAACCCACGCGAACAATGCACGGACACGAACAAACTCGTAACCGCAACGGTTGTTTCAGCTGCATTGTTTCTTCAGGGCGTGTCTGCCATGCTTGGCGCCTTTTTCGTCTATCCCGCAAGCGTGCTCAAGCCATATGCTGTCGGATCCTTAGCGGTTTCAGCTGCAACTGTCTACGCGATGCATTTCTACAATGCCGATAAGATGTGCAGTGTCGTTACAAAAGAAGGACATCTGAACTGGAGTCGCAGATTGGACTGGAGTGTCGCGTCTCCCGCCGAAATAACCTTTGGATATTACTACTGGGCATTCATCATCTTTGCTCCCCTTCTCTTTCTCTGGAACCGTAGTCTTCCTTTTCTAGCTATTTTTCTCATACTTCCAGCAGTTGGGTTCTTCTATGGGCGATATGGAACAGATTCGGGCGCATCCATTTGGTGCTACTACACGAGCTGGTCAAGCGCCATCGCTGCGTTTGGCTTGTTTTTGAAGCAAGCAGGACTCTATGATGTACTGCGAGCTTGAACTACTCAAGAATCAGCTTCGGCGTGATGTGCATCGCCTCCAACTCCTGCATCCACAACTTCATCGCGTAGGGGATGGTCTTCATCACAAAGTCCGTCTTGTTGCCACACGCACCGCACGAGTAGATTCCCTCTACGGGATTGACCACCGCCAACGTTCCGCAGCTCTTGCAAAGACCCGTCTTGAAGGGGTCGGAGACATCCATCAGACGCTCCTTGGTAAACACCGAGATGCCGTGTGACAGCATACAATCACGTTCCATCTCACCCACACGCAGGCCACCATCACGCGACCGACCTTCGCACGGCTGCCGAGTCAGTGAGACAATCGGGCCCCGGGCGCGAGAGTGCTTCTTGTCGATGACCATGTGCTTGAGACGCTGGTAGAAGGTGGGACCCATGAAGATCTCGGCCTGCATCATCTCGCCCGTCTGTCCATTGTACAGGATCTCGTTACCGTAGGGGTGCATGCCCATGTCCACCATGTGCTTCTTCAGATCCTCCACCTTGAGGTGAGAATACGGCGTGCCATCGCCCAGTGTTCCCTTGCGCACACCGATCTTGCCGAAGATGTTCTCCATCAACTGAGCAATCGTCATGCGAGACGGGACAGCGTGAGGGTTCATGATGATATCCGGACGCAGGCCCGTGGACGTGAAGGGCATATCCTCTTCCTCCATCAGCATACCAATCGTACCCTTCTGACCGTGACGAGAGGACACCTTATCTCCAATCTGGGGGATGCGCTCNGANACCGTGCGCACCTTGATAAATGGGTAGCCATCNGAGTTCTTGTCCTGCCACACGCCGTCAATGCGGCACTTTTCAGAGTTCTTGTGGGTAGTGGACGCATCTCGGAACGCGTAGCCAGCAGCATCATTTCGCAAGTTCACCACCTTGCCAATGATNACATCGTTCTCATTGATCATCGAGTTGATGATCGGGAGCCCATTGTCCGACACGGCTGCGTAGGAGGTGTTCTTGTACTTGCGCGTATTGTGCTTTTGCGGCTTCATGAACTTCTCCTCCCGACCCGAGGTCACGTTCCGGTGCTCCTCGTCCTTGTACATTCCGTAATACAGACCGCGGAAGAACCCACGCTGGACTGCAGACTTGTTCAGAATCACCGAGTCCTCCTGATTGTATCCGCCGTAGCAAGCAATCGCCACAATTGCATTCATACCAAACGGCATCTCATGCATCTTCAGAATGTTCATGGCTCGCGTCTCCACAATCGGACGAGCGATGGAACAGAGCACATAGGCGTTCTTGTCCAGACGCTTGGCAAAGTTGCCAGCGTAGACGCACATTGCCTGCTTACCCATTGCGGACTGGTAGGTGTTACGAGGCGACTGGTTATGATCCGACAGGGGAATCGTAGACGCCATGTGGCCCACAATCAGAGACGGGTGAATCTCGTAATGCGTATGGGCAGGTGTCATCTCAGCGTGGTTCATAGCAATCCGCAGTGTCTCCGTCTCCGACGAATCAACATAGTCAATGGACGACTTGCACCACTCGTTCCAGTTAGACGTGTCCTGCGGAGGCGTCATGCCGGTCCGGAACACAGGGCGGACACAGCGACCACCGTCCGTCTCCACTGAGATGCTATTCATCAGCGTATACCAAGCCACCGAAATATGCGGATGCAGTCGGCGACTCTGCTTTGCAGCCCGCAGGCGGAGAACTAGGGTGTGGGGATCCTTCGTATAGCCAACAATCACGCCGTTTACGGTAATGGACGTACCTTCGTAAACTTGAGGAGTGGTAATCCACTGAATACCGCTCATCTCCCGCAGATAATGAATGACCGTAGTCGACGGTGTGTGCTGAGAGATTGAGGTCAGCAAGCTCATATTCTTCACAATACCCACAGAGTGGCCCTCAGGTGTTTCTACGGGACACATAAATCCCCACGAGGTGCCATGGAGCTTACGAGGTGCCAAGAGCTTCCCTGACTTTTCCACGGGCGTCTGAATGCGACGAAGGTGGCTCAAGGTTGCAGCGTAGGACATGCGGGCCAGCACCTGCGAGACACCCACCTTTGTGGCATTGGACATGGCGGCAGCTGAGCCAAGACCCTGAACCGCAAAGTTGCCCGTTGCCAATGCCTGCTTCAGCTTGCCTTCAATCGCTGAGACCTTCAGAATCTTGTAGAGGTTGTTCCCATTGAGAACATCCATCGGACGCGGACCACCCTCCCCGCGCTTCCACGAGTCATTGTTCACCTCTTGCACAAACTCATTGCGAGTATCGTTGCACACCTTCTGAAAGAG